ATTGAAGATCACCCCCGGCAACTGCGAGACAATTTGGAAGGAACATTGAGTCGATTGGACCCTCTACAATATATGTAGTATTCTCTGGATTCCATCGTTCCAATCCATAAACTTTAGTGCTCTCTTCAGAAACCTTGATGGTAATATATCGGAGTTCGTGACTGCCTAAAGCTCGACCTTGAGCAGCAATTAATTTTCCTTCTGTATCATAAAAAGGAATAACCATTCTTGATTCATCTCTACCTAAATTAGAATAATCGATTTCGGATACTGATTGAGCCCAACTCATAAAATCATCTGCATAAAAAACCTTATCTAAGAAATCGTTTGGCATCTTTCTACCTGAATAGAATAATCGGGCATGATGATCACATGGAAGAGTGCCTATGGATGGTAAGTCAATGGTAGTTGGTTTAGGTTTGAATTTTGGAAGTTCGAAATGAAACTCTGGTTCTTTTATTTTACCACGGCCTGTTTGACCCTGACTATACCTTTCCATGATATATTGATCATGTAGGTGGGGATCAAGCTGTTTGATGAAGTTTCCAAGATTTGAACCATATCCGCAATTATGACACTTCACAAATAAGTCTTGCTTCTTTGCGTAGATGTATAATCGTTTCTTTGATTTATTCTTTTGAGAATCACCACAAATAGGACATCGTGAATTCCAAAGATTGGGTCTGACCTGTTTAAATAGGTCAAGGCGGGGTGAGATTATTCCCACGTATTTTTGATCAGTATATAAACTCATAATATATTATAACATGAAATATCAATAAGTCAAGTTTTTACAGATAATTATGCTAACACACCATCATGATCTCTTTTTGTAAGCTTAAGTTTTTTATGAAGTTTTGCAGTTTTAGTTCCCCATGAATCATCACCATGTACGGCCGGTGGTGTCATTTCTGGAGTTTTTCCTTTTTTGTGCATCTTCATCCAAAGATCATTATATCGTTCTTGTTCTTTTTTAGACCAACCACCTCTACCAGCGGCCTTCATACCAAGATCTTCTAATTCTTTTTGATCTGGATCTTCTGGTTCTTTTTTGGAAAACCAGCCTTCTTGCCAAACTTTATAACTTTTCATCGTGCTTTACTTTCTAGTTCGTGTGCAATCCATGCTTTCGCAAGTGGACTAGACGGTGGGCGTTTTATTAGTTTACCTATTTCGACAAATGATTTTCTAAATACATCTTCTCCTGCTCTATTGTTTACTATCTCGACAAATCTACCAGGAAATAGGTTTGCGAGTTGGTCTTTGACTAGTTGTACTTCATCCCATGTTGCTCTTACAACTTCATCCTTTAATTTCCGTGCTCTTCCAGCATTATTTTGAAGGGCGACATCAAGAGAAGTGTTTACGAATATCATGTAAGTATCATATCCTACATCAGTAAGTGTTTTAATCTGCCGGTTAGTTTGGTTGGATTTTTAGCAGTTCCATCAATGATTAATCCAAGTCTGCCGTTAATCCACATCTGTTCTTTCTTCTTGGTTATCTTTTTTCCTTTTTCACGGATTCTTTCTTTTTCCATTGTTTCTGCATCAGAATACTTAGTCATATCAGAATGCATTTTGGCTTTCATCAATCCAAACTCTAATTGTTCATCTGAATTAACCACCTTCAATCCATACGGTCCTGTCTTGCCGGGCTTCAACGTACTCTTTGTCTCACCCCATTCAAATTTACCAGCAGCAGAACCAGTTGCTTTTTCTGCTGAATATGATTTACCAGAACCGGCACCTCCCGCTAAGAAAAATGCTTTGAAGATACCAGGATCATATACACCTTCTAAAAGGTTTTGTTTAAAGTCTCCAAATCTCATATTTCTGATCTCGTTACTTGTAATATTTTAGTTTTTTGAGCTTCAAGAATTGCCGTTCTATTGGGCCATTTGATATATTCTTTAGTCTCTCCATCTTTTTGAAGATTTTGTATTAATGGAACAATCAATTTCTCGACTGCCAACATACGTGCTTTGTATTTCAAATTTATGTCTTTCTTCCTTTCTTCAAGTTCTTTTGCTAATGAAGTCATATCTGTAGAAGATTTTTGAAGTGCTGTGACAGCTTCTAACTGTTCCATCTTTAGAATCTTCTGTACATCTTTATCCAACCACTCAAGTTTCTCCATAATTGGAGTTAAGTCTGGTGGTTCAGCCGTAACAGTTTGTATTTGAGCTTCACTTAAACTATCTAACTTTCCTGATGTTCCCTCTAACAAGCTTTCAAGACTTTCCAATTTAAGAATCTTGTCGATCTTAGGTGACATACTCTCCAAGAACTTCATGATCTCATCTTGTTTGCCTACAACTTCTCCCGCCTTTTTAGATGATGTACGAGATTCTCCTGTAGCATCATTTAATTGAGCAAGAATATCTGCTGTAGTTTGTGAACGTTCTTCATCTTGTTCTAATGATAGAATTTTATCAATCTTTAGTTCGATACCTGCTAACGTTTCATCTTGTTTATCTTTATCTTCTTGAGAAAATCCAAAATCATCTGGCGGTGCATCAGATTTACTCGCAAGATGAGCCATGATTTGTTCTATCTTGGCGTCCATTGATGCTAATGCTTCTGGACTAGCAGACCCTCCACTTCCTGTGTTTTCACCATCTGTATTGTCTCTTTCGTATTCATCTGCCGTTACGGCGCTGAATCCAAAATCAACTAATTCTTCTTCTGCCATTTTTACTCCTAGTGTTATTGTAATATTTATTCTTTATAAAGTAAGTCCCGTTACACTTGCAAGATAATTTTTTTCTGACTTGTCTTTAGGCTCATCTTGTGCTATGACATGATCTATCGAAATTGTAATATTCTCATTCTTTCCTGACATAAACAAAGGAACTAATGCAAATCCCACTTGACCACCTTGACCAGGTACTGTTTGTAATGTCATTGGTTTATTCAGAGTGATCAAACCATCCCCATTACTTAGATCATTTGAAACTCTAGCCAACACTTCTTCGCCTGTAATTAACTTCAAAACTTTTACATCATTTGTCATCGTTATAACTGTTCCTTCAATGTTTCTACATATTTTGCAATTGCATGAGTTAATCCATCAGTTTTTGAGATTAAACCATTGTCATTATCTGCACCCCAATCCAAATCCTGACTATCTATAAAAAGTCCTGTATGACTGTAAGGCCAAGGAGGAGTAAAAGGGATAGGATCGCTAAGGCGAACCACCCTCCAATGAGTGGGTTGTCCACCAGACAAAACTTCAGAACTGACTTTTGGTGATCCGTAAGAGTAAATTTGAACATTCTTACCTCTCTTGTGGAGCCACATTCCTATTATTTGTGCAACAGCTCCACCTAAACTGTGTCCTGTAACGTGTACTGTATGTTCAAGGGGATATGTAAGAGTTTGTCCTTGAACAGTATTTCTTCCTGTCGTAGTTGAAGTGTCTATAATTTGCATTATATTTACAGCGACATCTCTAAATCCTTTATGGAGTTTGATTCCTGTACGTGTATCGCTTACCAATCTTACATCAACATCCGATAGAACATTTGCATCATTGGCCGTACCTCTAATAATAATTATTGATATTCCACTTTCTTGTTTTACTTCAAATGCCACTTCATCTTTTTGATTTCCACCCCTATCGTAAATTGCTTTACACTATTCTGCGTGTTCAATGAGTGAGGTTAGTGAAATTGGTAAATTTGATTTATCACCACTACCTAAATCATTATTTTTGTCTGCTACGCTCTTTGCACATCCATTAAGGACTAGAGCTATCACCATTACGATGATGAACTTCCACTTCATCTTTTTTTCTCCATGCTGTTGCACCTAATATAGCTCCAAATGATAAATGAAACATTGCTCCTCCTTGTAACGTAAGAGGCACCCATCTAGTCACACCTTCTACTGCACAATCATGTGTAGCACAATGTTCAGCCATTGCCAAATTCCACATCAAAGGAGCAATAAAAAAATCAATCAGACAGATAAACAAATATACTAATCCTGCCCAATCTCTCCAATGTCTGTTTATAGTTTTGTTTATTCCCATTAATATTCTGCAACGAAAATATGATACTTTATAATGGTATAGATGAATCCTACGAAAAAGATTCCCATACCGATTTCATGAATCTTTTTATTAGTACTGATTACCATTGGAGCCATAATACAAAGCATAATAACTCTACCTACTACTTTCAATGACACTAATTCTCCTTGAAAAAATACAAAAAGATTTGCAAGAAGACAAGTTTGTAATGCTACTGCCAACCCCAATATAACCTTATGATTTTCATAATAGTATTCACGTAAATCAACCGATTTGTTTTTATATGATTCAGGTTGTGGGGCGACCACCTCAGTAACCATAAAAAACAAGAATGGTACGGAAAGATATAAAAGAAACGTGAATAAATTCCAACTTTCATTTGGAAAATAAGCCAAATCTCTCAACGGATAAGAAGTCCACCAAAATAATATAATAGTAAAAAAGGTTATAATACTAAATGCCGTATGTGGCCAGTAAAAGAAAACATCATCATTTGGATCATCATTGTAATTTTTTGCCAACAATGAACTGTAGTTTATCATTAACCTCACCATAGATAGACCTAATATCACAAACGCAATCATTGACAAATGTGAAAATGCTACCATTTAGTTTCCTATAAAACGAGTGAAAATACAGTAATTATTATACTTCCTATCATTCCAAAAAGAAACATACCATAAGACCACCTCAACCACTTATATTTTACAAGGGCGAGTGCCTTACCTGAGAAATACATTTCTCCTGCCAATGCATCATATATTCTATCATCGTTCATTATTGTTAATGCATAATATGCTTTATATTCTTCCTTTGTCATATAAGAAAAATGACCAAAATACAAAGGGTCAAATTCATCTGATGTTTGATCTAATTTCCCCAAATGATTTTTTGGGTACTTATCATTGGGTATTATCGCAATTATCGCAAATAATAATGTTAATATACAACAAATTGCAAAGAACATTAACGGATACATCAGTATTGGATTGTCAAAGTTCGCAGCTGTAACGGAAAACACAATCGCTGAAACTGTAATCATTTGACCGGCCTTTCTATCGGCATTGATATTCAGTCTCATCTGATTGGTAACACCTAATCTGAAAATGTTATCAACCGCCGTCCTATCCTCTGGTACACCATCAAAGTGAGTTTTCTTATCATATTTCATAAGTTACTTTAATGGTGGTGCATATAATAATCCTCCATGATTGTATAATCGGTTTAATCCTCGTTGTAATCCTATTGGGGTATCCGGCCCCACATTTCGTTCATATATTTCTTTATAATTTCCAACTTGTTTTATTATATCGTAAGACCAAGTTGCACTCAGTCCAAGTTTAGCTCCAAGATGTGGATGATCTTCTCCATTTTTTTCTCCCATAAATCTTTGGATATATGGGTCTATATGATTCTTAAAACTGTCTATATTTTTTGAATTTATTCCCATTTCTTCTGCAATGAACAGAACATATATTGTCCATCGAACTATATCTGACCATTTCTGATCTCCATACTTGACAACTGGCCCTAATGGTTCTTTTGAGATAATCTCTGGTAGAATCATGTGTCTGTCAGGATCATCAAAACTTAATCTGTTCGATGCAAGACCAGACCTATCTGTACCATACATATCACAGTCACCCCTTTTATATACGTTCTTTGTTTTTTCATTAGGTGGTACTGCGACAGGGATATAATTTATACCATGTAATTCCATATAGTCTGCAATGTTCTTTGCAGCTGTTCCACTACCACTAAAACATATCCTTGCCCCTTGCATCTGTTTTGCAGATGATACTCCAAGAGTTTTCCTTACAATGAATCCCTGACCATCGTAGTAGGTTGTGGGTAGGAATTCCAATTTCTTTGCAACATTCCTCGTAAATGTAAATGTGGTTGTTGCAGAAAGAACATCTATAGTACCATCTATCAAAAATTCAAATCGTGTCTTTCCATTGACTATAGTGAATTCGATTGCATCTGCATCACCGAATACTGCTGCTGCAACTGCACGACATATATCAACATCGAACCCTTCCCACCTATCACCATCTTCAGTATTCCATATTTCTTGTGAGAAGCCGGGAAACTCATCATTGGTTCCACAAATGACATTTCCTCTTTCTATTACACGATTGTATGTTGAACTATACGTTGGATGGTATTCTGATTTTGGTACACCAACTCCAAGTTTTTCTTTCATTGGATCCTGCCCCTCAGCAGTAGACATTGCCATCATCCAAAATGCCCAAATTATAGATACGACAACTTTACCGATCATAATCATTGCAATGCCCGATACACTTCTAGGAGTTGTTCATCTGGAATGGGTGTAGTCATAGTATAATATCTCTGATGTCCTACTGACATGAATGCTTTAATGTCAGAAAAACTTGGATATTTCATTAAGAGATTGTGAAGAAGAAAATCTGGGCTCAAATGGCACGATGCACATTGATTATCCTTCGCAAAAACTCTGGTTGATTTCTTGAATCGTTCAGATTGAACTAATACAGAGTTGAGGTCTTTTTCCATCCATGTAACTTTCTCATCTATATCTGGTATTACCATAAAAACCAAGTATATAAGAAGTGCAATAATAACATAGATAAATGATTTACTTGCAACTATTTGATCTTTTTCTGCAAGTTCCATCTGTTGAATTTCTTCAACTTTTTTATCTATTTCTTCAATATTGCGTTGTAGTATTTTTTGGTCTTTTCCGTTTGCAATTTCCTTTTCTTTTTCAGCCATAATTACCTCACTTCTTTCCAGCTTCGTTTAATTTCTTAGTGATTTGTTGTTGAAACCACTTGAGAACAATAGGTATACTCACATTGGATGTTAGTCCGAAAAGATAGCCGACAGGATAACGGTAACTTTCATATTCCTTTAGTTGAGGAACATTTGTAAATACAATCGTAATCAACAAATATCCAGTTGCTGACATTCCCATATTAATTACTAAATCAAGTAAAATCAACCATCCATGACCGTTATACTTATCCTTATTATCATTCCTATAGTTAAATAGGAAAATCCAAAATGAAGAAAATAATACCAATCCAAGCATCATCATTTCAGAGGTGTTAAATAAATCAAACATTTTATTTTTTCTCCTTACTTGTTATCAAAGTATTTATCCATATAGACCATCGACATAATCTAACTCTTGACCCTTAGTTAGTTCTCTGTCAAGAGCATTAAGTAACATAGTCTGCAATAATTCTACAAGAGATACCTTATGCTCAAGAGCTATTCTTTCAAAGGACATCATCGCAACTGGTGCAATATCCATACAGTTTATTGCGTGTTCAAATCTTTCACATCGCTCTTGTCTTTCTCGAGCATCGACATCATAGTTAGTCATTTGGACTGTTTTTTCTTCTTCTTCTTAGGGGTCAGTCCTTTTGATTTCTTTGACTTTCGTGCCTGACTTTCCTTAACTGATTTGTCGATCTCTTCTTCTCTTTTTTTATTTTCATCACTTACACCTTCTGGCCATCCAGAAAAATGTGCTTTGATTTTATTCCATAATTTTTTCATAGTTATGTCTCCATATTCATATCGGGGTTGGGTTGTATA